GTAAGGGAGACTTTAAATTAAAGTCTTTGGAGCCGATAGATGAAGCATTGTCAATGGTGTGATAAAGAATTTAAAACAGATATACCATACCAGATATACTGTTCACCAGAATGTAGAGACCTTTCAACAAAAGAAAAAATTGCTGCAAGGTATCTAGTTTCTAGACGACAAAAAAGAAAAGGTAAGGAAAGAAATTGTAAATCATGTAAAGAGCCTTTGTCAATCTATAATGATGAAAGCCTTTGTGTAAAATGCAATGTAAATCCTTTAGATGTAGCAAAGGCTTTAAAGAAAATTAAGGATAACTTAAAATGAAATTAGCAGAAGCAATAGGAACCAAGATTCCAAAAACTATATGTGCTATAGATGCCAGCACTAATAGTCTTGCTTTTGCTATTTTTAATGGTGAAAAAATAATAGAAGTTGGAAAGATTTATTTTGATGGTAAAAATATTTATGAAAAGGTTATGGATGCTGGCCAAAAAGTAAAAGCCTTTATTGATTATTATGGTGGGTTTGAGTCAATAGTAATTGAGCACACTGTATTTATGAATAGTCCTAAGACTGCTGCAGATCTTGCACTTGTTCAGGGTGCAATTCTTGGTTCAGCAGGGCAGTCTGGAACTAAAGTAATTGGAAAGGTTTCTCCAATAACTTGGCAAAACTACATTGGTAATAAAAAAATATCAAAAGATGAGCAACTATTTATTCGTGCTCAGCATCCTGGAAAATCAGTTTCTTGGTATAAGTCTTATGAAAGAAATTTGCGTAAGGAAAGAACAATTAAGTTTATCAACACCATATATGATAGAAATATTACAGATAATGACGTTGCTGATGCCTGCGGTATTGGTCATTGGGCAATTAAAAATTGGAATAAAGCAGTAGGAGGGACTGAATAATGCCAGAGTTAAATGCAAACATACCACCGATAAATTGTTATGTAAGAGGAAACTATTTAAGAAATCATCAAGATAGCCACGATAAATACTTTGAGTGTGTAATCTTTGGTGTTTCAAGTTTAAAATCTAGAAGCCCACTGTTTCATATTATGATGCCAGATGGTGGTCTATGGTGGAGACTTCCAATCTCTGCTTTTTGTACAGAGCCAGGTATCCCTGAAGTTGATCTGCATAATTTAGTTTTGTGGAATTCTTTTAGTCATCATATTGCCGTAACAAGATTTGAAAACTTAACAAATCTTAGAATGTCTTACATAGATAGAACAAAGACAATGCATAAGGGTACCTATCTATTTACATTAGATTGGCATAATCCAGACACAAATGTTTTAGATGACGGATACTCCGAAAGTCCAGCAGATCATAAGTGTGGGCACGTAATCCAAAGAGATGATGGAAACTTTGCTATCCAGCCTAACAACAGGGTCAGAATATACGAGCCATCATTTACTCTTGAGAAAGAATATTTGATTGATAGAATAATTAATGAAAGAAAATATGATGTTGAAAATCAAGATAAGTGGATCATGGAAAACTCTGATAGGTTTAACTATGATATTACGGAGAAAGAAGTTGACAATTAATATCGTGGGTGCTAAACTATATACATCAGAGGCTTTTATGCGTAAGAGGTATCTTGTGGATAAAAGGTCTCCAGAAGAGATTGCAAAGGAGTGTGGATCAAGTGTTGAAACTATCTACGTTTACCTTGCCAAATTTGGATTAAGGAAGTCAAAGCGATGAATAAATTTGAAAAAACATTGATAGCACTTGCTGTAGCAGGTACAGTTGGTTTTAGTTTTGCATTTGCTGTACTAAAAAGAGTTCCAGAGGCATTTGATTGGGAATTTGATGAAGAGGAAAACTATGAGTGAAGAAACCCAATTTACTATCGGCCAGGTATGTGATGAGATAAAGGCAATGCTTATTGCAAAAAATAAATCTTATGGAGATTCAGCGCTTAACCCAGTTAGAATTTTTGCTACCTCTAATAATGTTGAACAACTACACGTTCGCATTGATGATAAACTTTCTAGGATTTCAAGAGGCGGATCGTTTGTTGGTGACAATGATATTGATGACTTGATTGGCTATTTAATCTTGCTAAAAATTGCACGGGAGTTAAATAATGTCAACTGAAGATGATTTAGTTAAGCACCTTGATCAGGTAAATCAAGTAGTAGAAGAATATTTAAAAGGCAATGACCCAACAGTAATTTCAAAACAACTTGCTATACCAAGGCAAAAGGTTGTTACACTTATCAATGAGTGGAAGGTTATGGCATCTGCTAATGATGCTATCCGTGCTCGTGCTAAAGAAGCCCTGGCAGCAGCAGATACACACTATAGCAAACTGGTATCTCGCACATACGAAGTTATTGACGAAGCATCTATGACTAATAACCTTAGTGCAAAAACAGCAGGCATTAAACTTGTAATGGATATAGAGTCAAAGCGTATCGATATGCTTCAAAAGGCTGGACTACTTGAAAACAAAGAGTTAGCAGAAGAGATGATGGAAATTGAAAAGCGACAAGAGATTCTTGTTTCAATACTAAAAGACATTGCTTCTGAACATCCTGAAATCCGTGATGAGATTATGCGTAGGCTATCCTCATTTGCAAAAGACAACGAGGTGATTACCGTTGTCCACGATGTTCAATGAGTTTCTTGAGGCACTACAGGACGATCATTTTAATGAGATGCCAGTAGATGCAAAAACATTTGTTGAAGGAGAAGCCTATCTTGGACAGCCCCCGCTGTCTGATATACAGTATGACATTGTAGAAGCAATGAGCCAAATTTATCGCAAAGAAGATTTGATAAATATAATGGGCGAAGAAAAAGGAATTCAGTATTACAATAAATATACAAAGAATGAAATTATTCTGCAACTTGGCAAGGGATCTGGAAAAGACTTCGTATCAACAGTAGCCTGTGCATATATCGTATACAAACTCCTATGTTTAAAAGACCCAGCAAAGTATTTTGGTAAGCCCTCTGGAGATGCTATAGATCTAATCAACGTTGCTATCAACGCACAACAAGCAAAGAATGTTTTCTTTAAAGGTTTTAAATCTAAGATTGAAAGGTCTCCTTGGTTTATAGGAAAGTATTATGCCAAGGCTGACTCAGTTGAATTTGATAAATCAATTACTGTTTACTCTGGTCACTCAGAGCGTGAGTCACACGAGGGTTTAAACCTTTTACTTGCAGTACTTGATGAGATTTCTGGTTTTGCATCTGAAGTTGGAACAGGCAATGAACAAGGAAAGACTGCTGAAAATATCTACAAAGCATTCCGTGGATCAGTAGACTCTCGTTTCCCTGATCTTGGTAAGGTAGTTTTGCTTTCTTTTCCAAGATATCCAGGCGACTATATTTCAGAAAAGTACGATGATGTTATTGCTGAAAAAGAAGTAATAGAGAGAACACACAAGTTTACTATTAACCCGTTACTTCCAGAAGATAGTCCAGATAACTCTTTTGAAATTTCCTGGGATGAAGATACAATTCTTTCATACAAGTATCCAGGAGTGTTTGCATTAAAGAGACCAACGTGGGAAGTAAACCCTACCCGCAAAATTGATGACTTTATGATTGCATTTATGACAGACCTTGGAGATGCAATGATGCGCTTTGCTTGTGTACCAACCTTTGCATCTGATGCATTTTTTAAACAGGTAGAAAAAATAAGATCCTGTATGACATTAAGAAACCCAGTAGATACCTTTAAAAGGTTTGAGGAATCATTTAAGCCAGATCCAGACAAGGTTTATTATGTACACGCAGACCTTGCACAAAAGCACGATAAATGTGCGGTAGCAATTGCTCACGTAGATAAGTGGGTAAATATCCAGGTAATTAATAACTACGAACAAGTAGCACCAATTGTAGTGGTAGATGCAGTGGCATGGTGGGAGCCAAAGGTAGAAGGCCCAGTTAATCTTTCAGAAGTAAAGCAGTGGATACAGAACTTAAGAAGACTTGGTTTTAATATTGGAATGGTTTCATTTGACCGTTGGCAATCCTTTGATATTCAAAATGAACTAAAGCAGGTAGGAATGAGGACTGATACTGTTTCTGTTGCTAAAAAGCATTATGAGGATATGGCTATGTTAGTGTATGAGGAAAGACTGGCTATGCCAGCAATTGAACTCTTGTTTGATGAACTAACACAGTTAAAGATTATGAAAAATAATAGAGTTGACCACCCCCGTAAAAAGTCTAAGGATTTAGCAGATGCGGTGTGTGGTGCAATCTTTGGGGCTATCTCTCATACTCCAAAGGATCAAAACCAAGTGGTTGAAATTCACACTATTAGTGATAGGCCTAAGCAAGTTGACAGCCTCTCTGATAACGTGATACAATATAAACCTATGCCAGAAGATGTAAAAGATTATCTGGATAGATTTAATTTACTATAAACAAGGAGAAAAATGAATTCATTTAAGAAAATCGCTTTAGGACTCGCTGCAGCAATGTCCTTTGGCGTACTATCAGCACTTCCGACAAGTGCTGCTGTAAATGCACCAACTCTAACTATTGATTCAGCAACAGATGCTGTAGTCACTGGTGAGTCTGCAACAGCAGTAGTTACATTGTCTTTTATTTCAGAAACATCGGCAGATACTGCAACAGTTATCTCTGCTATGTTTACACAACCAACAGGATCAGCAAAGTCTGCAACCCTGTCACTTTTAGAAACATCAACAGCCTCAGTAGTAATTGCAGGCAACAATGTTTCAGCAAACATTAACGCAACAGTTAATACTCCAACATATGTAACAGCAAAGTTCTTGGTAACTTTGAGTGCTCCTGCAGTAGCAGGAACATATGATGCTAAGATTTTAACAACTAGCCCAGTCAACGGGCCATCAGTATCTTGGACAGTAACAGTTAAGGCAGCGGATCTAACTCCATCTGCTTCAACTACTACATCTATCCTTAATACTGGAGAGACAACTTCTGCAACAGCAGATGCTTCAGTCTATGCACCAAAGGCTACTTCTACAGATGCAGCAGCAGTTATTGTTGTTACACCTAAGAATGCAGCAGGCGGATCTGCAACAGAGTCAATCCTTGCAACCGTTTCAGGTTCTGGACTTATTGGTTATGGCACAAATGCTACAACAATGTCTGCAACAGGTCGTGCATTGGTAATTCCTACAGGAAACCACATTGGCGTATTTGCTGACGGTACAGCAGGAGTATCAACAATTACTCTTACTACCCTTACAGGTACAGTTATTGCAACCGAGAAGGTAACATTCTACGGAGACATTGCTACAATCATAGCAACTCCAGTTAAGTCTGTTATCCCAACAGGTGCAAATGCATCAACAGTTAAGGCAGTAGCATACGATGCTGCTGGAGTAACAGTTGGAGCAGGAACACTAAATGCTTATTCAAGCGATGTAGCAGTTGTATCTGATTCAGGAACAGCAGCGACTATTGTTAATGGTGAAGCACTATTCACACTTACTGGCCTTAAGGCTGGCGGAGTAGCAATAACAGTTAAGTCTGGAACAATCTCTTCTAATCCAGTATCTACTCGTGTAGAGGGTGCTGCAGCAACTGTAAAGTTGTCTTTTGATAAGGAAGTTTATATGCCAGGAGAAGCAGCAACCATTAAGGTTCAGGTTCTTGATGCATCAGGACTTCCACTATCTGGAAAGACACACGCTAATCTATTTGCTACAGGTGGAATTACTTCTACTTACGCATTTGGTTCAGGATCAGATG